ATAGATGCTATCATTGGTCCCGTAGGTTTCATGTGCCCAAGTTTTTTCTTTCGCAGGGAGTTTTACAAATGGCGGATTAGTAAAAACCACTAATTTTTTCTCATCTATATAAGACTGCAGTTTATCTTTAACTCTCCAAATTTCATCATTAAGAAAATCAAAACGATAGGCGTCAAGCCCTTTCTCTCTCATAATATGAACATCTTCATACTCTAATGTGGTTGCCATTTTTCGGCAGTTCCTCGGAAGACTTTCAAGTAAAGCACCCTCACCTCCTGCAGGGTCATAGAAAAAATATTCTTCCAATGGTTCAGGTAGTACTTTTTTCATATATTCTACAGCCAAATCTGCCCACACTTTTGGAGTATAAAACGCTCCTGTCTTGGCTTTTTGTTCCTTTGTTAGTTGCATGTTAAAATTGTTTTGTATATTTGCAGTGTTAGGACGACTCGGATAGGCCTAAACAGTCTTGACCGACATCATCCCCTAACAGAAAGCAGTATCCCTGAAATACTGCTTTTTTTAGTTTCTATATAGCAATACTCCTTTTCTACTTTTATCCAGTTCTCCCTCATGTTTTGTATCTATTTGATACATGGTAACAGCCTCTAATTTATCATCTACCACCAGTTTTATTGTTCCTTGTTCATAGTGTTTTAGATAAGTCCGAGCGTTCTTTTTTTCTGGATTAAGCCATACTTCATCTGGAGTGGTTAAGATGTTTCGGGTTTCCGTTGCATATTCAAAGCGTTTGTCTTCTTCTTTTTTTAGAATGTGGTCTTTGAAAAAATTTATTTTATATTTATTCTTTCCCTCCCCGCTGCTTAACAGGATTTCCTGTCCGAGGACATCTTTTATCACAAAATCATCGGTTCCCTCTCTTTTGGGCTGGGTTTTCCACCAGTCTAAATATTCCTGCTTGGAGGTCGGCTGGTATTCAGGAAGTATATCGGCTCTTATTTTGCCAATATCAGCTAGTCCGTACTGCTCCCAGCTTAGATTGGTTATTTTACCTTTGGCATTCTGGAAGTATGGATGATTGTCTTTAAAAATCACTTTAGACATCCCTACATTGTTGTCAAATGGGGTATGTTTTAGGTGGTCTTTCATCATCTTTCCTGCCTCTATGGCAGTCATTTTCTTTTCTGACATGGATGCTTTCCCTGGTACTACGGTACACCTGCAGTTCCAGCCGTTAGGCGGATAAATTCTTCTCCATACTACATCACTCTTTGGAGCAGTGAATTTATCCAGGGCTTCATGTTCTGGTCTTACTCTATCATCTCCTACGGTGGAGTATTCCAAGTATTCAGTATCTAGTGCTTCCCACTTATGCGCCATCACGGCAGAGTAATAGGCGTGATCATGCTCTGCCCGAAGGTAAGTGTCATTAAATATTTCTCCAGTGTCAGCAATTTTCTTTTTAAATGCTCCATAGTCTAATATTCCGCCTTTTTCCTCTTCTATCATCATATCCCTGTAATATTTCATTTCAGTAAAGGATTTAGCAGCAGAAAAGGCATAAATATTTCTTTGGAGGTATTCTACCAGCACAGCTGTTTTATCTCCATAAGTAAGATTTTCTCCTAAGCTCTTACGCACTCCATTCATAAGAATTTCTGCGGTTTTTAAGTGCAGGTCGGCGTTTACTTCGGAGGCTGATTTATCCAATATCTTTTTAGCAATTTCATCATAGATGGCTTCCCAGTCTTCCCGTTTTTCATCGCTAAGGTCTGGAAGGTGTCCTCCACAATGTTCGCAGGTATGGGCATAAAGGTCGTTAATCTGCCCGACTAATGTCGGGCGTGGACGAAAAAATCCGCTAAAGATTCAAATATTTTGCTATACCAATTGGACTCTGAAAGGTCAGTTAATTTCTTTTTTTTACTCTCTCTATCCTTTTTATCATCTTTGTCTTCATTGTTTTTTTCTTCATCATTCTGAGGTGTCATATAAGCCATTGTATTATTTCTCTCCTGCATTTCTTTTTTCAGCTCGTTGTAGTTTTCGGGCTTTGGAATACCATATGTTTCATACCAATAATCATCGGATACGGGCACTTTTTCAGATACTCGCATATCAATTTCCAGCCGAGATTTAAGTTTGTCTAAATTCAGCTCTAGTTCGTATTTGAAATATCCGCCCTCTACATCGTAACCATAGGATTTAAGGATAGAAATAAACTTGTCGCTATTAAGGTTGTTTTCTACTAAAATAAGGTCGGAAGCAATGATTTCATCTTGCTGTTCTCCATGTTCCTTAGACTGCGCATAACCACTGCTTTTACTAGACGATGTGGTTTCAGTATTACCCAAAATAGCCACTGCCATTTCCTCATTGCAGGCATCTTTGAAACTCTTTTGAAGTTCTCCGCTTCCATTGGAGGCTTTGCCGTCTTTCATTTCAAAAGTAGCCTGTCTAGGCAACATAATTGCTAGGGAGCTTCCGCTTTCAGTAAGTATTTTTTTAAGCTCATTTTTTGTTGCAGTATCGTAGGCGTCATAGTACATGACTCTTACGGGTTGTCCAAAGATTTCTACATACTGCGCCCAGTCGCCGAAGTTTCCACGCTTGTAAATGCCGTACATGGAACAAGCTAAGAACAAGCCTAAGTTATTCTTTCTGCCGATAACCCACACAAAAGGGAGTTCTTCTATTTTAAAGTCATCAGTTCCTAAACCATATTGGGTTTTACTAATAGTTCCTTTTTCTGGTCTAATGTGTTTTCGGGGGATTTCATCAAAGGCTAATTTTTCGCCTATTTTAAACTCTATCCCCGAAACTCCCCAAAACTCCGAATTAACAATCTGAGAGATGATTTCCCGTCCTGCTTCGGACTTCATTAGTTTGGTTATTTCCTCGTTTTCCTTTTTGTTTCGGTCATAGAATTTGAGTTTTTTATTTAAAACTGAGTTAATTCGTTTTGCTGTTATCCCTTGTAAGAAACCATCAAGACTTAATATGTCATGGTATAAATCATAAAGTTTTGCCCTATTAGGAAGGCTTATACTCTCAGCAGATAATACCGCATTTTTAAGGCTTTGTATATCCTTTCGCTGTCTGTCGGGAGATACCAATGTTAAGTCATTGATAATGTATTTAGGTGTTGTATTATTTTTGCTCATAATTTTATTTTAGAATCGGTTAGTTCTTTTTAAAGTAGAATCCCAGAAGGTGTCTTGTTCCTGCTTACTTTCATCTTGTGGTGTAGCAGGGTCGTCTTTTTTATATGGCCAAGCGGGGTTGATGGTGCCGTTTTTTATATTGGTCAGCCATCCTGGGGTATGTTCATCTCCGATAAACATTTCCCAGTCTTCCCGTAGCAGTTCTACACTGACGCCTGGGTTTGCTTTTCTTACCAGCCAGTAAGAAGCAATGATTTTAATTGTTTTCTTTAAAAATTCATCCTGTACAGTGGGGCTTTCTGTTTCTGTCCCAAAAAGTGCATGAAGGTCATACTTGAATAAATAGGCTTTAACAAAGTCTTCTGCAGCTTTAATATGCGATATGACTTCATCTCTGTTTCTTCTGGTGATTTCATCTATTACTTCCTGGTATAGGTCAGTGGTTAATTCTTCTGGTTGTACTAACATTTTAAATTCAATTTAAAAGGGTTTTAAATTCTGTGAGGGCTTGACTTTCTCGGGATAAGTTCTACTGCTCCCATTGCCTGCTCCACTCTCTTATTATCAATAATGGTAATGGCTCCTTCTACCATATCGGGACCATCAAGTAATTTGGCTTTGGCATTTGCGTTTTTAAATTGAGCTTTAAGCCTCTGCATATGCGGGTTATCCTTTTCTTTGATATTGAATGTCAATCGCTCCAGCCTTACCAGTGGTTCTAATTTTCCTTCTATCCTTGCCCATTTTTCAGGCTTTTTCCTCTCATCGGGGCGGATAGGCAGTGCAATATTCAGTTCTAATGATTTTTTATAAATCATTGGCAGAAACACCTGCTCGTAGAAAGGATTTTGAAGCGTATTGTTTTCAATGTAAATGTAAATCGGCTCTACACCTGCATTTTTACAGATAAGATAAGCTTCAAAGAGATAATCTACAAAACTGGCATTACTCATCTGATTGACCCAAGCCTTATGCACGCTGTATTCCATTCCTTTATTAGCAATGATACCCACTGCTTTAGATGATGACTTTTTACTCTCCGAGTTGGAAGTTGCAGGGTCTGCATAAATCACAACATAATCACAGTGCTTCAAGTTGAAAGGTGCTTTATCTACGATATTTTTAAATGCCTTGCCACCATCCATTGGATTATTATAATATTCCTTCTGCATGGACTCATAGGATATGGTAGAAAGTACCCTATCTATATTCTCCTCTGTATTCTTTTGCGGCCAAGTAGATTTGCCGTTTTCATCACGCACATTAACCACTTCCCAAGAGTCCGCCTTGGCGCCCATCTCAGTAATACAGCAGTAATCCGCAATAATATTTCCACAGGCGATAATAAGAAGAGGATTAGAGAGGGAACGGGTCGGAATAAGTGCCTGCTCTATCCATTTTACCCTTTGCTCTATAATCTCCGAATTACGGCAGTCGTCATCAGTATCTATATCATCAATTAAGATTACATCGGGGCGGATTTCATTATTTCGGGTACCCCTTGGCGACTGCCCCGCGCCAATGGCACGGAAAGCCACACCCTTACGGGTAGTAAATTCTCCTGATTCCCAAGAACCTATTTTCTTCTGTGTTCCGTAATCATTGATGATTCGGTTGTTCCGCTCTAAATTAACCATGTAAGGCATAAGCAGACGGTTGGCGTTGTCAAAAGAATTAGAGACAAGCAGCACATTTCTCTTCTTACCGGTAAGACAAAGTTTCAGCACCTCCATCATGGTACGCCCCGATTTGGAAAGCTCACGAGCCCACGAACGCACGAGGTAATACTCGGCATTGTTCATTACTTTTTTGGTAGATTTTAGGTGAAATTCAGCGGGCTCAGAAGTGTAGAAATTGGGAAAATAATACCTAAACCACACTTCATCATTGGCTTCATACTCCTTTATTCTTTTGAGTTTGGATATGGCACTTTCATTGGGGTCAATGGGGGTAGCATTGTCTATATTGTCCCCAAATTCTTTCCATTCTGAGAGCCATTCCTTGTCTGATTTTCTTCGTTTAGCCATTTTTCATTCGCTCGTTTATATATTCATCAAAATAGTTTTTAAACAATTTGGCATCATCAAGGTTAATTTTTTGAATAAAAGTGATGAGCTTTTTGCCTGTTTCTACGATTTCACCCAATCCGATTTCTACTTCAAGACTTTTGATATTGGCCGTCACTTTGGACATAATATCTGCTTCGGAATTGGTAGGAATGAGTTTAGGTGGGCGTTTGATCTTTTTGCCCTTGTCATCAAGTATATCGGGGCGTTCGGCAATATCCATATTGATAGCCTCCAACTGATTATACCAATGGGTCAGCTGGGCATCTCTGGTTGTGAGTAGGCTTTTTCGGAGTTTATCCCAGCCGTCTTCCTTACACCATTTACCGATAGTCTTTTCCGATACATTAACCCGTTCTGCTACCTCCTTTAAAGTAATCCGTTCATTAACATAAAGCAGTCGGGCGTGCTCTCTCTGTTCATGTTTTTTTACTGCCATAATACACTATTTCAAGGAGCAAAATTCTTTCAAAAAATGGCTTTTTAAAAGAAGTTGTGCAGTGATTACGCTATTATTTTCAATAGGTTAAATCATTCAAGAGATTTGCAACAACATTTAGAAACCATAAGAAAGATGAGCGGAAAAGCAAGTGAAAAATTCAAGAAGATAGACAAGGAGTTCTGTATTACGGACAACTCAGTAAATGTCTATGGATACAGATGTCTCACTGAGGGACTTCTGTTAGATGAAGTAAAGAAAAACCCTATCGGATTTTTGATGCACAATAGAGAGAAAGGCGTTGTTGTCCGCTGGGAAGATTTTAAGGTAATAGAAGATAAAGTATTTGCTAAGCCTGTAGTCAATCTTTCCCACCCTGATGGGCAGAACATTGCCGACCAGATAGAGGGAGGGTTTTTAAATGCCGCTTCGGTGGGTAGAATTGTGGTACTGGATGCCAGTAGCAGCGAAGAATTAAAACTCCAAGACCAAACCGGTCCAACCATCACAAAATGGTTTCCAAGAGAAATCAGCCTTGTAGATATTCCAGGCAATTATAATGCCCTTGCCAGCCTTTATGACAAGGATAATAACGAACTGAACCTCGCAGAT